TAAATATCGTACTATCTTGTCGTTCGTCATCAAAAACTTGTGCAAGACTAATACTTTGACTTCGGTCATATTCAACAATTTGTTGTGATTGTTGTTCTAATGTCACAGAAATTTCTTGGTCAACAAATGGAGCTGACTTATATTGTTGACTACTTGGTATGATGGTATACTTATTCACTTACAGAATATTTAGTTTTAAATTTATCTAAAGCGCTAGCACCTTTTTTAATACCAAAGTAAAAATGGAATGGNGCACTAACCAAAAAGTTATTTAACGGAACCCCATTTGTACTATAAGAGTACCCCCCATTTGAATCCACATTAAAAATGTATCCTCTTTGATACAAATCACTAGTATTATTAGACCCAACAAAATATGTTGGTGGGTTAATATTTCTCCTATCAAGTGATTGATAGTTGTACCCAAAAATACCACTTGAATTTATATCTGACGATTCATTAGTTTTCCAATCATTGTATTGAGAACCAAAAATATTTTGAATTGACTGTTGGTTTAACTCCCATTGATAGAATGGTACATATTGAGATTTTATACCATATGGATATGTTAACACACTTGTTGGGGTCGGTCTAAAATTAATAACACCTGGAGTTAAATAATCTTTATTTTGTAAATCTTCAGTTGTAGAAGAGAAAAATACTCCCATAGTTGGGTTATCTAATCCACCCAACATAACAACAGGGTCACCTGTATTACCGTAAACACTGTAATATTCAGGTGAAAATGGTATTACCCCATACTCAGAATTTATTGACATACTTTGAGCTAAATCTCCGTCAATTCTTTTATCAGGTCTTGTAAATAATTGATTTAAACCATTATTACCTGAAGGAAATAATTGTTGTAAAAAGTTTTCATCGGTAATTCTACTTATAACAAAAAGATTTACCAAATCTGAAGTATCGGAATAACTGGTTGGATTTAAAGTGTTCATTATATAACCTTTAGCCGATGGGTCATAAGTTATCTCTTGATAAACCGCATCTTTAAATCCTAAATTTACAATCGTTGTTGGGAATAATAAATTTCTATCGTTCACAGGTTTACTTAATTGAGCGGTTGGTCTACCAATAAACCTTTGTGTTGTACTACCTGAAAAATAGGGTGTGCTTCTATAATAGAAGTTATTACTTTTATTATCAAAATAAACTAACTCTTTTGCAAATTGAGGTGCCGTTGGTTTATTATCCGAATCAAAATATGTATCTACTTGGATTGGGAAGGCAAATAAAGAACCGTTAACCCAATTGTTTGTAAATGTTTGCGATAAAACCCCTCTACATAATCCATAAAAAAACCTAAATCTATACCCCCATTCATTAAACGACCTTAAATCTTTTTGTAAATCAATCCATGGGTCTTGAACAAGTTTATAACACCCTCCATATACCGAATCGTTAGATGGACACTCAGGATTAACACCAAAACTTACACTGTTACCTGTATAACAGTCTAATCCAACTAATTTTTCACATACATTTAGAGTCTCTAAAACATTAATACTAGCTAATTGACCCTCTATATCAACAGTAACTTCGGATGCTCCAGTATCATAACCCGTAATACTTATTTGACTACCTACCGTTGAAATTTCGTAACTATTAAAATCGTTGTTTTGCTGTAACAAACTAACACTACCTTTAATATTACCATTATCTATAGCATCTGATGAAGGTAATCTATCCGTTCTCATTATGTTTTTAGAATAATTTGTAATGTTTAACGAACTTGTCCCTGTTAATGTTGGATATAAAATTGGGCTAATATAATATCTTTCAGGTAGTGTGGTGTAGGCACTCTCACCGTCAACACTAGTATTATATAAATAAGGATTTAATACCATTATTGCACCTCCCGATAAATCTTCCGCAGAATCATATTTTCTATTTAATGGTGTTGAAGAATAATATTGATTATTTGTTTTAGATGTAACTCCTTTAGCAATTCCATATGATGGTGTCTTACTAATTGAATTAGTAATTGGTACACTCACAAAAGAACCACCAACAGGAAAATCAACCGTTCTATCAGGCGTAGTGGAGTCTAACGCACCGTAATATCCAACATTAGAAGTGGTATAAGAAGAAAATTGTAAACCTGGCACTGTTGAACCAACAACACCTGGTGTATAAACATAAGACGAAAAATAAATATTATCTTGCACATTGTGTTGAGGTACCGTAGTTAATGAACCTAAAGGTAATTTTTGAATAGGTATATTCATTTTAGTTTTACCTGTAATAATAACATCGTCTTCGTTTGGATAACCCATAATTTTACCAATACCATATTGATTGGTTAAAGTTGGTGAGTATGGGTCAACTCCTCTTTGAAGTATTAATATTACTTGATTTTCAATCTCGTTAAATGTTGTTATTGGAATTGAAGCTTCTGCTCCGTCCTCAACCCACCCTTGGTTAGAACCCAATATATTACTATCAACTATTAATTTATATTTTTGTAAAATTGAATCTGCAGACAATGTACTCCAAATACTCGAACCATTTCCAATTCCTGGTACAGTATATTGGGTAACACCATTAACGACAGTCGCACTTATAGTAATCGCGGTTAACACTTGATAGTATTCAATATCCGAAGGATATAAATATCTTTGACAAGTATCTCCACTACCTATTATAGAAAAAGTTGCGGTTCCTGTAATATTTGTAATATCTATACAATTGTCATCTAAAATAGTTTGAACCCCTAATGTATTTGCAGTATATGTTTTATTTCCCGCACCACAATTATTATAAGTTATTGTACCTAATTCACTAACATTAACTGTTAAACTATTGGTACATGTTGCCGATGTTGGTGGTATTGTGTAAGTTGTTGTTAAATTTACAGTTTGATTATAATTCGTTGGATTCGCGTATTGAACATTAGCATTAAATTGCCCTGTTTGTATAGTACCGTTTATTCCATTTAATATCGTACCATTTGCAGTTGTTGCGCTCCACTTATAATTTAAATCAGAAGATGATTCTGGATTAACAAATGTTAGTAAAGTACCGACAGGAAATTGTGTTGGTGAAATAATCGTTAAGGTATTATCATAATGGTATAAACCTGAGGGATTATTAATGTCAGATGCGAAAGTTGTTTTTATTCGATTAGTCCCTTCAAAATATTTATTTCTAGTATTAAAAATATTAATTCTTTCACCTGGTGTTATTGTTTTTGAAACGGCAAATCTTTGAGTCCCGTCAGGAAACTCCACAATAGAACTTACCCCATTTTTAAACACTGCTGGATTATCGAAATTTTGAGGGTATCCTGCCAAAGCCTCGCTATACATAACTGCATATGCACTAATTTGTTCATCCAATGTTTGACTTTGAAAAGAACTAGGTATTAAAGATTTTTGATACTCAACTAAACCATCGTAATAATATGATGAATTAGACAGTTGTGTTATTATAATTGAATCCCCAAACTCTTGAGATGGAGTAATGTTTGGAGTATCGCATTCACATGCCTGACAATCAGGATAAGTTATCATAGGTAATGTTATTGGACCTAATTTAACACCCTCAAAAAATTTCTTCATTTTATTAACCACTACAAGTAAAGTAGTCCAAAATGTTAATTGAAGAGCAAACCCAACAGCCATAGGTATGGTAATTACTGCGGCAATTGCCGCGGCAATTGCAATACCTATGGAAATTAAATTTCCAATTATCCATACATTTAAAGCCTTTAATATTGGATTAGTAAATCTATTTAAAATCGCCGCAGCAACATGGTAAACTATTAAAAGTGGTATACCTATAACTTGAATAATTTGTAATAAGATTGCGAATAAAAAATATATTAAATCAAAATTTCTAAAACCTTCATTTACTGGAAATTTATTGGTTGTTGCCTCACAGTCATTACTATCAATCTCTTTAATACCAATAAAATTACCTCTGTTACCATTTTTAAACTCATCAATTAAACCCGCAACAGTATAAACCCTATTATAATCAAATTGATAAAACGTGTCCTCGCAATTAACAGCAGCAACTGTATTGGTGTATCCTGTCCAATCCAAACCAAAGTAATACGAACCAACAAATTTTGAGTTTGCGTATGGATTTGAAGATAAGTTTGGGTCAGAGCTTGTATTGGTCCACCCATATTCTTTAATATTTGGAACTAAAAAATATGGTCTTCTTGTTTGTTCCGTTAATGGAGTTGCTTGTGACCACTTTATTTTAAATCGATATTTACCCTTTGTTGGTATTCCAATTGTGGGGTCGTTAGATATTACTTTTTCACCAAATTCATTAGTTATAAAATAATCTAAGTTCATTGGTAGTTCAGTTAACCAAACACCATCTCCATCGATAATATTTCCAGCTTGCTCTAATTGATATTCTTCTAAAATTGGATTACCATCAGGACCTTGTTGTATTGTCTGTCTAATTGCCAATATTTGTCCAGGACCCGCTTGTAATCCACAAAGATTACCCATATTATCTTTTGGTTTAGCATTTCTTCTAACCCTCATACTATCAGGTGAACTAAATATTGACCCCATAAATACTGATGTTGGTTGTATATCAACATTTGCATCATCTCTTAAATCAAAATCAAGTCGATTGATAGCGATGTCACAAACACCAGGGTCTCCCCATAATGGAGATATTTCCACATTCTTAACTAAGTTGATAATTTGTGGTAATGAGTTAATGTCATTAGAAGTTCTAAATGTGTTACCAGCAACTTGTGATTCTGTCGCTAAACCCATTCGAATTAAATCTTGTGGTGTTAATGAAAACTCACCAATATCGGATAAGTCTACATCCATAACCACAGTTTGATACCCAAGTGGTACACCCATAATCATGTAATCACCACTATCATTTGTTTTTGCAGTAAACTTATAATATTTGTCGTATATATCAACCGCAGTACTTCCTGTTAAAGCATCTAATCTTGTTGGTAGTGTACCTGTAGCTGCATGGGTTGAATATGATTTTTCGTAAGGTAATAGGTTATATCTGTACCCATCCTCATTTTTATCGGTTGGTGATTTGTAAGGATATATACTTGAAATAATTGGGTTTGATTCATCAATATTACTTATTGGGATGAATATAGAAACTCTTGCATTAGGTAACCCAAATCCATTATTAGCAGTAACCCTACCAACAATAACACCGTAATCAGCACAACTTCTAATGTAGACATCCTCTTGTTGTATTTTTAAAGATAAAATCTCTAACTGTTCAAACTCTTGGTCTAACTGTACATTGATAGTTTTACTAATACCTAACTCAGTCCTTATTCTATATGATTGACCCATTAATCTCTTTAGTTAATAAATAGTTTATGCGTTATTTTTAAAGTTCACGCATGTAATTAAATAATAACTTAAAGAAAAAATAAATAAACTTGTTAAGACAAAGTAATTGATTGGAAGTTCTTAACTGAAACTCGGATGTCTTTACCAGGGTATCTGATTTGATAAACCTGAGATGGTTGAGCAAAGATTGTGTCGTCAACAGGACCAATTAATTTAAGGGTTGGGTCAGAGTATTCCATTGATGTTTCAGCTGAAGAATATTGTCCNCCAACTTCATTGAATACATCCAAACTCGCAACTGTCAATACACCATTTGTATTTTGAATAATACTTCTAATCTCCGATAGATACACGTTTTGACCTAACTGTCTTGTTTGTGGGTTAAAGTAAGCCGATACCTTATCAATAACGCTTGAAATGACTTGACCCGAATTTTGAGCCGAATCCAAAACAATTGAAATGTCGACACTCAAGTCGATAACNTCAGCACTAAAGATTGATATATAATCATTCATCATACGGTAATTTGATAAGTAATTTGCAATATTCTGTCTTAAAGTGTTTGATACAATATTTGTCAATTTACCTGATGTATCATAAGATAATATTTGAATTAAAATCTTATTGTCGTTTTCAGTAATGGATACCTTTGCAGGTGCACCAAACTGAGCAGGCATGTTTCTAATAATTGATTCATAGTCTTGTACGGTTACAGCTCTTTTCTGTGCCGCAAAGTTAAACGATACATAATTCCTAATTTCCTCTAATGAAGGAAGTCCCGCACCACCTACCGCCGCAGTTACGTTAACACATCTCAATGAATTGACAACCGCTGAGTTTGTGGTTTCCGATGGTCCATTAACAAAGAAAGATACTGTACCAATCTGATTAATTACATTAGTCCCCAAGTTTGTCGCTAATCCACCACCAACTCTATATTGAATAAACAATGTTGAGTTAGGTGTTAGTGTTGAACCTAATGAAAAGTTGTTTGAATATTTCTGTAATTCTAATGTCGTACCTAAAGTAGTGAATTGATTTAATTGGTCTTGAGCCGTATTGGTACCTCCCCCAAAAGTCATTTTCTTAAATCCTTCAGGAGTGTATTCAGTAATAAATCTATTTTGTGTTTGAATATATCTACCTACTTTGATGCCAGGTTGGTCTGAAACTTTGGTTGGGTCTTCAATAAAAACTCTGTCCTCAGCTAAAGCATCTACTTCATACCATCTGTTTTCCGCCCCTAAGAATTCTGCA